TGCGTCGTCCATTATCTCTTCCCTGAACTTCACCCTGTCCAACTCCTTGTCGCCGATTTTCGTTCTGGGTTCGGATGCGGCGCAGCAACTGGAGTACGGTCTGGCGATCGTTGAAGGAACCGTTGAGTTTTACTACCAAGACGCCGATATGATGAACAAGTTTCTGAACGAAACTGAATCGTCAATCGTTGTCACAGTGGATGATCCAACCTCGGGCGGTAGCTACACCTTTACCCTCCCACGGGTGAAGTACAATGGTGCGTCAGTTCCAGTGAATGATCCGAACTCCCGTCTCATCTCGATGCCCTTTGTGGCTCTGCGAGATGCTACTGAGGCCACAAACTTGAAGATCACGAAAAACTAATACTGCAGCGCCCATCCCACGCCTGCGGTACGGCGGGCGGATCAGGTTTTGTTGGGTCTTGATCCGCCCCCACTCCCAACTCACCCAACGGAGAACCAACAGTGGATTTTACATCTTTTGAATCGCAGGAAACTGCACGTATGACCATTCGTCACCCAGAGACAAATGAACCAATCGTGGACGAAAAAGGCGCGTCTCCTTGGATCGAGTTGTCTGGCACCACGTCGAAAACACACCGCCGAGCGATGTTCCTGCTGAAGCGCCGGATCGTGCAGGCGATGAAAGACGATGGTGAAGAGGTCACGGATGACGTTGTGTTCGAGCGGAGCGAAGGCGCGGAACTGGACATGCTGGCCGATCTCACCGTGGGGTGGAGCGGCATCCATCTGGACGGTGTGGAGTTGAAGTTCACGCGGGACAATGCCCGTATGTTCTACGAGCGGTTTCCATTTGTCCGAGCCCAAGTTGACATGTTCGTTGCTCAAAGTGGAAATTTTACGAAGGTCTCGAACAAAAGCTGATAGCTTTTGCAGAGACCGAATTTCGGCTGAGTAAGACAAATGAGCATGGCGTCACGGTTCGTGAACGCCTCAAGAATGTTCAGCGCCAAATCAAGCGACCACTGCCCGAGCTGGAGCAGGAGCCATTCCCTTTGGACATGGCGCATTTGTGGTCGGCGTTTGTTGACCTTTCGTCCACCCGACCGATCGGCATGAATGTTGGGGCTATTACATTTGAGGAGATTCGTGCGTATAGTGACCTCATGAAGTTGGACATAGAGCCACGGGAAGTCCAGACGCTCCGGCGACTTGACTCAACCTGGTTAGCAAGTCGGAGAGAAACTGATGACTAAGGTACTTCAGGCGGAAGTTGATTTTAGCAGTTTCGTCAAGTTTGACCAACAGCTCATGAAGCTGCAAGGCACCACACGAAAAGCCACGGAAGCGACAATCGGCTACCAGAAGGCTGGGCAGAACCTCACCAAGGCGATAACCACAACGAACATATCGTGGACCGCAACAGACCGAATAATGCAGCGCGCAGTAGTGGGTATGAAAAGCCTGTCTGCGGATCTGAACAAGATGACGTTCGGGTTCGAGCAAGGTGCCCTTTCGGCGAATAAAACAAAGACGTCTTTGTTGGCTTTGACGACGGGAATGAATCCGCTTCAGAAAGAGTTCAAGGAGTCCACTAAGGGGGCAAAAACAGCTACCGAAGCACTTGAGATGCTGGAAAACCAGACTCGAGCTACAGCGGCTGCAACGGCGGCTGCCGCCGCATCGGGAGGAAAGGGCCTTGGTGGCCTGAACCCGAATAACACTCAAAAAGGGAAAATTAGCGCCGATCCTGACGGTAACATTATAAACCAAATCGGTGGTCGGACAAACCGCGCCGTGCTGCAGAACACGGCTTTCCAGTTGCAGGATATTATTGTTCAGCTTGAGATGGGTGTGCCAGTCACACGAACCCTTGCGCAGCAGTTGCCACAGCTGCTCGGTGCGTTTGGTGCGCTCGGTGCTGGTATCGGTGTTCTGGTCGGCGGTGGTCTTTCTATTCTGCCTTTCTTGTTTAGAGATACGGCATCCGAAGCTGAAGATTTGAGCAAGCAAACGATTGATCTGTCTAAGTCTTACGCAGATCTATCTGAAGCGCAAAAAATGGCACAAATGTCCACCAGCAACCTCAAAGAGGAGTTTGGTGGGGCATCAAGCTCTTTGCGGGAGTTTTTGCGTCTACAAGCAGAGCAAGCCCAACGGAATTTTGAATTAGACAAGAAATCCATCACAGGAAGTATAGCCGGATCGCCATCTTTTGCTCCAGTTGTCGAACGAGTGCAGGAGTATCTTGACGCTCTGGCGCTTGTCACCAAACAGGCAACTGATCCTGAGCAGTTCGGACCAAAGGTAATCAATGGCATTGACGTGAGTCCTGGTGCCGAAGCTAGAAAAACACTGGAGTTAATTTCAGGCAATCTCGACAGGGATTATGCAGGGCTTAGGGCTGTTGGCGATGCGCTCACTGAGTTGGAAAACGTCGACGCAAATGATTTTAAAGGTTTGTCAGAAGTTGGCGTGAAAGTGACGCAAGCGCTGCAGGCTTTGAACGCGGAAGAACTTGGTATAGATCCCGCCGAAATTAGATTGGTGATCGCAGAGATAGCTAAAGTAACCAAAGCTGGTTTTGATGGCATCTTTTCTGCAACAGAGAAAGCTATATTCGCCTTCGCACAAGGGATTGATGAGCGCGCCGAAGGATTGGGTCAGAAGTATCTTGATGCACTGGACGCGGTTGCAGAGAAGCAAGCCTCATCCGTCGAGAGCCTAACCAAGCAGCTGAATGAAGCTGAAAAGAGACTTGGCATTGAGACAGCTCTGGAGCTTATGACAGAGGGATCATCTACGGCCGGTGTACAGGTTGATGTCCTGCGCGAAACCATAGCTAGGCTCAAAGAAGAGCTCATGGACGCAAAAGAAGCTGCCGAACTTCTGGAGATTGAAAAGCTCATCCCTGGGATCTCCAAAGTTTATGAAGAAGCAATGGAATCTGTCAAAGAGAAGCAAGAAAACTCTTTGCCTGTACTGAGAGACCTGATCGAGAAGATCGAGGCCCAGATATTAAAAACAAAAGCCTTGGGTGAGAGTACGGACATTCTGGAAGCCGCACTTGATGCACTCAACGGAAAATTCCTTTCCGCCGCGCAAGAAATTGCCCTAGCGGCAGCTGCCGCAGCTAATGCTAAAGCAAAACCAAAAGGCAGGGGAGACGCCATTCCGGGTCCGACCGTTGGATCACTTCCCGCAATTCGTGATGCTGCATCAAAAAGTGCTATTGAACGGGAAACAACCGCTTTCTACGAGAAACGAAAGGCTTTGCTTCTCGCTTCGGCTAAACGCGGGCTAGAATTGGCCACCAATAAAGTCGATGGGGTACAGGTTATACCCAAAGTCATCACAGGAGGCAGAGGGAAGACCGAAGCAGAGTTAGAAGCTGAACGCTTGTTCAAACTGGCGGAAAAAGCCAAGAAGGGCTACCGGACGATAAATGAAACACTACTTTCAGACATCAATGACCTGAAAGCAGCGTTAGCTGCAGGGTTTTTTGATGAAGAAGACCGGATGGAGATGGACCTGTACAACCGAGCGTTGGCGGATCTGACCCAGCAACTGGAGTATGGTGGCCTCTCCGTCAAGTCTTTCGCAGATACGCTTGAAGGCGAATTGAACAACGCATTCTCGTCGGTGGTGGACGGTTCGAAAACTGTTAGCGAAGCCATGATCGATATGGTCTCGAATATCCTGACGGAGATCGCCAATCAGCAATTCCAGAACAACATATCCTCTCCGATTGCGACAGGCCTAAGTGATATGCTGACAGGTTGGATCACTGGTGGCTCCAGTGGTGGCATTGGATCAATTCGACCCAAAGCTCGGCCAAGCTCATTCAGCGCGCTTGGTAATGCCTTTGATGGGGAGAGCAACATCATCCCATTTGCCAAAGGAGGCATCGTCAACAGCCCCACGCTGTTCCCATTTGCCAATGGTACGGGTCTTATGGGCGAGGCCGGCCCAGAGGCCATTATGCCGCTTGCCAGAGGGGCAGGAGGCAAGCTGGGTGTCATTGCGCAGGGTGCAGGCGGCGGAGGCAACAATGTGACCCTGATCGTCGAAAACAACGGCACCAATGCCGAAGCAGATGTACAGCAGGACAGCAACGGGGCTATCAGGTTGATACTCAGTGCGGTAAACCGGGACATTCAAGAGGGTGGAAAAACATACAGGACGCTTCGAAAGACGTTTGGTGTTGGCCCTATGACGCAGGGAAGGGGATAAATCATGGCAGCATGGCCGGGGTCTTTGCCTCAGTACATGGAGGTGGGCGCTTCTGAGACGAAGCAGAACACTTTCATCCGCTCCAACCCGAGCATCGGGCCGCCAAAGATGCGGCGAAGGTTCAGTGCATCAACACGAACCATCACCGGAACCATGTTGTTTTCCGCATCCGATCGAGCCACGTTTGATACATTCTACGACACGACCCTTGTTGATGGATCTGATGCATTCACTTTTACCGATCCAGTGGATCTCACGACGCAAAACTTTCGCTTCGTTGAACCCCCCAAATTTGAGTATCTTGTGGGCGGTGTATCTGGCGCAGGGCAGCAGCGGGTCACCTTGGTCCTAGAAAGGCTCCCCTGATGGCTAGAACGGTCGCTACGACGGTCATAGCAGCATTCAACGCTCAGACCACCACACAGGCGTTCTACGCGCTTCTGGAGATAACACACCCGAGTTGGGCTGGACCTGTCCGCTTGGTGAACAACACAGAAGACGTTGTTTCCAACGCTCTCACTTTTACGGCGTTTCCGTTCAGTGTTGTTCTCCCTACAGATGATGAGGGTTCAGCCCCCAGGCTACGGGTGAGTGTCGCCAACACAACACGGATTATCGTAGCCGAAATGCGAGCTGTCGCTGGCAGCCGAACACGGGTCACAGCATCACTGAGTATCGTATCCACGATCGACGCAGACACTGCCATTGCGGATTTTCCGGATTTCGATCTGGTGAACGTCAGCTACAACGCCGACGTTATGACATTTGATCTGGTCGTCGATCCATTCATGACGGAGGCTTTTCCGGCACTATCATTCGCACCATCTTTGACCCCCGGTATTTTCTGATGAAGTGGGCCAATGACTATGTGGGAATACCCTTCAAATGGGGCGGGTATGATCGGCAGGGGACGTATTGCTACGGTCTTGTGTGGATGGTTTTGCGTGAGCAATTCGGCATCGACTTGCCGCAAAACACCGGCGCCATGAAGCGATATTTCACTGAAACAGAAACAAGTGAGCGGTACTCCCGGTTTGGTATTCCACTGCTGGGCGATCAATGGTCTCCCGGCGATGTGCTGCATATGTTCGGTTGCCCCATCAAAAAAGCCAAAGGACACCCCCCTCTTCACGTAGGGGTATGCCTTGGTGGCACAAAAGTGCTACACATGTCGGGAAGAACGGCATCTTGCATCATCGATGTAAGCCGCCCATTGCACCGATGGAGACCCGTTATGGGGTACCGACCATGCGCCATGAACTGATCCCTTTCAGCGACTCAACCCCTATTGCCACTTTCACTGTGGTTCTTCTGGTTCACGGCTCTGTCGGTGGCGGGCGGAAGGCCATGCGCGTCATGACGGGCGCGACCTTGCGAGATATGATCCCGCCGGGGATTGAAGACGAGCATGTTCGCATAGGCATTGATGGTCACGAAATCTACCCGCACCACTGGGGACACGTTAAGCCAAAAGGCGGCGCAACGGTACAGATCCTTCTGCATCCGGGTGATCCTGCATCACTGATCGGACTTCTTGCGTCAGCTGCAGGGTCATATGTATCCACTTTTGGACTAGGTACATTCATTGCAGGGGGAACTTTCTTATCGGCTGTTGCAGGCGCTGTCATATCTTTTGCTATCCTGGCGCTGGGACAAGCTCTATTCGCTCAACCAGAAAGAAGTCGCCCTACAGAAGAGACCACATTCTCGATCAACGGCGCCCGAAACAGGTTGACCCCCTATGATCCCATCCCGGTGGTGTTGGGGACACACCGCTTTGTGCCGCCGCTCGGGGCGAATAGCTACACTGAGGTGGCAGGGAACGTGCAGTACCTGCGTATGCTTGTCGTGTGGGGCTATTCGTCAATCGCCTTGTCGGATGTGCGCATCGGCAATACTGCAATTGGGGATTTTGTCGAGGTTGAGCAGGAAGATGACCTCACCGGACTGAACACAACTTTCACACTGTACCCCGGTACCGCGTCCCAGGATAACCTATCTATTACACTGTCAGATACTGATTCCTCTAATGTGTTCTTTCAACGGGAAACAGACCTCGATGTGGATGAGTTTGGTGTCACAATCATATTCCCGAGAGGACTATACTATCTTACATGGAAGGGCACCTACGCCGATATGGTGCAGAATATTACTGGCGATTACCGGATTGCCGGAAGTGCAGATCCGTGGACGAATTTCATCAATCCGGCAGTTACATACGCAGGGCCCGCCTCGTCCGGTGGGGTGGTTACCAGAAACAAAACATCGGCACAAAGGTATTCTTGGCGTGTGTCCGGCCTTGCATCAAATCAGTATGAAATTCGTATGCGGTCAGCCCTTATATCCGGGCCAGTCAACGATAACACTGCCGTCAGAGATGTCACTTGGTCGGCCCTACGGTCATTCAAAAATGAAAGTCCAATAGCTGATACAGGCATTGCAGCCACGGCTTTGCGCATCAGAGCTACTGACCAGTTAAATGGAGTGATCGACCAGTTCAATGGCTTGGTATCTACACTCGTTCCAACATGGAATGGCAGCAACTGGACAGGTGCGTCTCAATCTTCAAACCCAGCTGCAATATTCAGGTACATCCTGACGGGTGCGCCCAATGCGAAAGCGGTCGGGGCGGCCAAGATCAATGATGCGCAACTCGGCGCATGGTATGATTTTTGCGTGACAAAAGGTTTCGCGTATGAGCGTGTGATCGATTACCGGACAAACATTCGGGATCTTCTGACGGAAGTTGCCGCGGCGGGGATGGCATCGCCAGAGCTCCTCGACGGTAAGTGGTCCGTACTTATTGATGATGTCAAAAGCACCGTTATCCAGCATTTCACGGCGCGAAACAGTTGGGATTTTTCGTCTCAGATCATGTTTGTTGAGGTGCCGCATGGATTGCGTGTTCGGTTCAACAACCGCGATGCTGGGTATGAGGAAGACGAGCGTGTCGTATATGACGACGGATACACATCTGCGAACGCCACAATCTTCCAGACATTGGATCTTCCGGGCATAACAGAGCCGGATAACGTGTTTCAGATTGCGCGACGTCGACTGGCTGAGATGCGTCTGCGGCCAGAGGTGTTCACCTTTACTGTCGACATGGAGAACCTGGTTGCCACACGCGGGGACCGCATTTACTTCTCACATGACGTACCGCTGATCGGGCAAGCCTCCGGCAGAATTAGTGCCATCAGTGGTACGCTGGTGACACTTGACGAACCAGTGGTCATGTCGACGGGGACGTCTTACGGCCTGCGGGTACGCGCATCCGATGGTACCTCATACTTGAAAACAGTCACGACAGTTGATGGCACATACACAGCGATAACGGTCAATAACACCACAGGGATCGCCGTGGGAGACCTGTTCTCTTTCGGCATAAGTGGAGAAGAGGTTCTGGATCTGCTTATCAAGTCGATCGAGGGACTGGATGATCTGAATGCACAAATCACTGCCATTCCTTACAATGAAGCGATTTACTCTTCTGCCGATTCAATTCCGGCATATACGTCGATTATCAGTATCCCGATCTCTCCATCCTTTAATGGCCCCCCAAATCCGGTGATAGAAAAGCTGCAGTCGGATGAGTCTGCTTTGACCCGAACATCTGTGGGTGACATCGAGCCTGGCATTCTGGCTTTCGTCAAAGGTGGTGCATCTCTTGCGCTCAATAATCGTCTGACACGGTCTCAATATTTTCAGGCACGTTTCAGGTCATCTGACCCTGCGGCGGCATATGATGCATATTCCTACACACCTTTGGTCGAAGTGGATGGCGCGGGTGGCGGCATTCTTTTGACACCTGTCGAGCTGAATGAGTCCTATTCGGTTGGCGTCCGTGCCGTGGGGCCAAACGGGGAGACATCCGGGTGGACAACGGAAGACCACACCGTTGTGGGGAACGCCGCAGCACCTGCCAATGTGGACACGTTCACGATGAACGTAATCGGGGACCATGCTTATCTGGAATGGACATATGCGAACCCGCCGACAGACCACACGGGTTTTGAAATTCGGTATGCTACCAATCAGAATGTGACTGACTGGAACACGATGATTGTTATCGCGATCCAGGTGACGCGCAGAGACAGATCAATCACCATTCCTGCACGGTACGGATCTTACGCCATCAAAACCATTGACTATTTTGGCACGTATTCGACCACAGCAAAATTCATCAATGCTTCGCAGGAAGACCCGCCCGCCACAAACAACATCGCGTCAAGCGTTGAGCATCCGTCGTTCAGTGGGACCAAAACCAACCTTGTAGTGGACACGCTGAACACGATGTCCATCGATCTGGGTGGTGGAGCCTTGAGCGGAACCTATGAGTTTGGTGAGGTAGATCTTGGTGCCGTATATACGGCACGACACACATATGTAGCTTCTGTAACTTCAGAAAACACACAGTCCACGATGAGTACATGGACGACATTGGCGTCCGTAGCGAACCTGTCAGGCACGAACACGGCATCTGATGGAACACAGGTCCGCATGGAGATTGCGTACTCGATGGATGATGTTGGAACAGGGCAAGTCTACACTGACTGGCGGCCATTCATCGTGGGGGATTATACGGCAAGATGGGCGAAATACCGAATGACACTCACGACTGATAGTGCAACGGTTACACCTGTTGTTCTGGAGCTCTCAACCTCGGTTGATGATGCGGACAGAGTGCAGTCGGGCCAAGATATTGTCAGCGGAACATCAACATACGCGGTTACATTCTCTCCGGACTTCCACACTCTCAAAGCGCTGAGTATTGCGCCACAAAACATGGCAACCGGGGACTATTACACAATAACTAGCAAAACTCGATCAGGTTTTAGTATACTGTTCAGAAATAGCGCAGGTTCTGGTGTGAGCCGGACTTTTGATTACACAGCAATCGGCTTCGGGAAAGAACGAGGGACATAATGTCACAAAGCGATTTCGGCACCATCAACCCATCTACGAAAAGCGGAACGGATCTGGCAACGGATCTGAACAATTTTCGAACGGCGCAGAATACCATGCATTCTGGCACAACGGCGCCAACATATATTGCTACAGGGATGATCTGGGCGAACAGCACAACAAGCAACTTGATCTACAATGCGTATGACGGCACAGACAGCATCCCGGTGTTCGTTCTGGACGCGACGAACAATGTCGCCCGTGTGGCGTTGGATGCGGATCGGGACACTTACATCGCGAGTGCAACAGATGATGTAATGGCTTTTATTGTGGGCGGATCTGTTCGATATAACTTGAGCAGCACACTGGGGAATTTCTTAGTAAACACAAGACACAACGACAGTGTTTATGCCTACTTCGGTACGGGCAGTGACATGCTTGTGGTTCACACTGGAAGCAGCGGGCTTATCAGGAACACTACGGGCACTCTTGGTGTTGGTGCATCACTTGTCCAAATTCAAAACGCAAGTGGTACAGAGACACAAGCTCTTTTTGCCCAAAATGGTGCTGTGACTCTGTACTATGACAACTCGGTAAAAGCGCAGACCACCTCCTCTGGGTTTAGTGTCACCGGAAACGTGATTGGGTCAGGAAACACCCAAGGTTTCAGCCTCATTGCAGAAGGCGGGGGTGTATATATTGATGATAGCACAAACCCCAGCTTGTATTTCCGTAACGACGCTAACCAGTTACAAAGTCTACTCTACCACAATACCGGCTCCAACCTGACGATGATGAACCTGTACAACACGGACGGGTCCAACGCTCGGAACGTTGCGATTTTCGCCGATCAGGGAACGGCTGCGACGGATCCACGAACCTTGATGACCCGCGAGAAAGGTGACTATAGGTACGCAGGAGACGCACAAACAGGTCTTGGACTTGGCACAGGGGGTGTTACTTTTGCCTCTATAGATGGCGCAACGGTAATCGACCTTGTGTTTGATGCTGTGAGTCTAAGCAGCACACAAGACTGGTTTGTACGAATTGGAAACGGCGCTATCGTAACTTCTGGTTACACAAGTGGTAGTTCTGACAGAGGTTCGACAATCGGTTTCATTATCCGAGCGGGGAACGCAGCGTCACAATATAGCGGTATAGTCCGGCTTGAGCGGCGCAGTGGCGCAAACCGTTGGTATGCCTCCCACACGGTTGGTGAAAGTGTGCTAGGTCGCGGGGCAGCGGGGGGTGGATACCTCAACTTGCCTGGTTCGCTGGACAGGGTTCAAATCCTGCCAAACGGCGGAACCTTCACAAGCGGAAACGTTGGCATTAGATGGTGGAGAAACTAAACATGCAACATACAATAATTGACTCCAAAACAGGAGAGGTCGTGGAAGTAGTTGAGATGGAAACTCAACCAGACCCGACAACGGAGGAGTTTGCGGAAGAAGAAACCGTTAGATTTATTGAAACCGATGTTAAATATAAAGCATTGGCTCTTCTTCTGGCTGAAATAGTCGAGAAGGTGTACAACGTGACGCCAGCAGTCGCTAGGCAACAAGTCCGTGCGCGGATCAAAGCAAATATCAAATCACTACTCTGATCAGCCACTTGATGGTATAAAAGCTAAAAGCCTCTGGAGTTAAGCCGCATGAATGCACGTCATATCGAAGCAAACGAGAGAGGCATAACGCTGTCGAAATCCCTCGCCTGGACCTTGATTGTTGGCCTTGTGACAGGTGGTTTCTGGATGGGAAGCTCCCTTACATCACTGCAAACCACGGTGAATCACCTGACGGACAAAGTGCTTCTTGTTCAGGCTGACAGGGTCGAATCACGGACGCAGACACGGAATGAACTGCAAAACCTTCAGGCACGTATGAACGCAATGGAAATCCAGAGTGTTCGATCGATTGAAGCACTCAGCGCACTCACCAAATCGCTGGCGCG